AAATCATATTGCGCTCGTTCTGCGGGTCAAATGAAGAAGTTTCCAAAGGCGGCTAAGAATCCAAATAGTCGTTTGAGACAGGCGAGGCGAAGATGGAAATGTTAATTAAACAAGCTTTTATTGGAGGAGTGACAACGCTTTGTCTTGGCGGTATCGGTTGGATGACCTACACTTTAATTAATGTTGATAAACGCACTGCTGTTATGTCTGTCAAAATAGAACAAAACAATCAAATGTTAACGCCGTTATGGGAAGAATTTATTAAACAAAGGGTGAAAAATGAACAGATCGCAAATGAGCAAACAAGTTTCGTCTGGAGGTAGAACCGTCCGTTTAGGTAAGGGCGCGTGTCCTCCCATTAAATTGGCTAAAGGCGGTGTTGTTAAGATGAAAAAGGGTGGAAAGATATGCCCTTCGGGTAAAGCATGGGCTAAGAGAACGTTTGATACATACCCAAGTGCTTATGCCAATATGGCTGCTTCTAAGTATTGTAAAGACCCTAATTATGCAAAAGGTGCAAAAGGTAAAAAGAGGAAGAAGTAATGGGCGCTTTAAAAGATTGGGTAAAACAGGACTGGGTTCGTATTGGCACTGACGGAAAAATAAAAGGTAAGTGCGGGACATCTAAAGATAAAAAGAATCCTGATAGATGTCTACCTAGAAGTAAGGCTAATAGTTTGTCTCAGAAAGAAAGAGCCTCTACCGCTAAGAAGAAGAAACGAGCAGGAGCAAAAGGAAAAACTGTAGTAAAAAACACTAAGTCTGCTATAGTTCGTTTAGGTAATGGAGGCTTTGTAAGATAATGGCAGGTTTTTCTGGTGACGACGTAAAATACATACAGGCGGTAAAAGACTATATGTCGTATAAGATTGAAGATCTTCCCACCTTCATGCGAACAGTTATGCCCTTAAATGCTAGTAGGCGGGTGAAAGATCAATATACCGTAGATATTAGAGGGCCGAGGCCGGAAAAGAAAGCTAAGGGCGGTGTTGTGGGTTTTATAGACGGGGGTTCTGTAAAGGGCAAAAGATTTATTGCCAGAGGATGTGGGGCAGTTATGCCCGATAGACGTAAAAAAACTTTATATACTTAGGAGATTAATATGAGAAAAAAGAAGACATACGCAATGAAAAAAGGCGGGAAAGTTGTTAGGAAAGCCAAGGGTGGCGCTATAAAAAAGAGAATGATGGCTAAGGGTGGACCTATTAAAAGAATGACAAAAGGTGGATCTGTAAAGAAAACTATGACAGTTACACAACTACGGGCTGAAGCTAAGAAAAAAGGAATGAAATTAGTTAAGGCTTAAACTTGCCGTATTTACAAAGTAATATCCCGCACTTTAAGTGTTGGGTGCGAAGAGAATATACACACAACCATGAGAAATATCATGGGGAGTTTTTACACGCAATGGCTATTGCTGTCACGACAATGCCTAATAGGTGTTTGTCTTTTCAAGTAATATTTACAGGATGTGAAGCTGAAGAGGATGAGCCTAATGTGCATGGTGGTGCAATGTGGGCTCGTATGCCTATAACAGGGTTGGTAGGAGACTTTGAGTTTGAGGGTTGGCCTGAGCCGATGGAGACATATTTAGCACAGCCTTGGGATTGTGCCTCACATCATCACGCGGTATATACCTTAGATAGGGCAACTCCTTGCCCATGGATGGCAAAGATAGGTGGTGAGTTTTACCCTGCAAAGTATCATTTTACAGTAGATTACACAGACCATGAAATTGCTGACGACCCCGCACAACATAAACAAAGTCATGTTTTAACGTTGCTAGATGCAGGAGAATACACGGGAAATATAGTAGCCTTGCCAAATAACCGTGTTCGTGTTACTCATCCTGCATGGTTTGAAACAGGACAAGGAGCCCCAGACTTTAAACCGTCACAGCATATACACTATTCAAAGTCCGATTTAGATTATGTGTTGGACGTTAACCAAATCTTTGATAATATGTATGCAGACAAAAAAAAGGATAAATAGATGGCTACTTCGGGAAGTGTTAATTTTGAATTAGATGTCGCGGATTACATAGAAGAAGCCTTTGAGCGGTGTGGTCTTGAGGTCCGTACAGGTTACGACCTTAAAAGTGCAAAACGCTCCTTAAACCTTATGTTAGCAGAATGGGCTAACCGTGGGTTAAATCAATGGACTATTACACAACGAACACAAGCAGTGACGGAAGACACAGGAACGTACAGCCTTAGCGCAGATGTTATAGATATATTGTCTGTTGTGGTAAGAAGAAGTAGCACTGATTTTGCGTTATCTAGAATTAGCAGGGATGCGTATTTATCTATTCCAACCAAGACTACATCAGGTAGACCTAATCAATTTTTCTTAGATAGACAGGTTACGCCTGTTCTTAAAGTGTGGCCTGTGCCGGAAAACAGCACGGATGTTATACATTATGATGCGCTTATTCGCATGGATGATGCTGATACTTTTGTAAATACGTTAGATGTGCCTTTTCGGTTATACCCATGTTTAGCCGCAGGATTGGCTTACTATATTTCTATTAAGAGAGCTCCTAACAGGGCGCAGTTATTGAAAGCTATGTATGAAGAAGAGTTTGAGAGAGCTATGGTAGAGGATAGAGATAGAGCTTCGTTTAAAGTTGTACCGCAATATCAATACTTTCAGGTGAGTTAATGAGTAGTTTTGCAACAGGAAAAAATGCGTATGCAATATCAGACAGGTCTGGGTTTAGATATAAGTATAAAGATATGCGTCGCGAATGGAACGGCTTACTCGTAGGTCGGGATGAGTTTGAAGCCAAACAACCTCAACTAGAGCCCCGTTCTAAGATATCAGATGCTCAAGCTTTAAAAGATGCTCGCCCTGACAGGATAGAGCCGTTAGAAGTTCCTGTTGGAGGAGGGGGCTTTCCCGATAGAGGCATAGCAATTAGAGCTATAGGCTCGGTAGGAAGTGTTACGGTGACGACATGAGTTTTACTTTTGCAACATTAAAAACAGCCATACAGAACTATACGGAAAACACAGAAACAACGTTTGTAGATTCTTTGTCCACCTTTATTATTCAGGCTGAGGAACGCATTTTAAAAAATGTGCAGCTTAGTAATTTTCGTAAAAATGCTACGGCGGCGTTTACCTCTAGTAATCAATATTTAGCTTGTCCTAGCGATTTTTTGTCACCTTTCTCTCTAAGCTTTGTTAATAGTAGCAGTGAGAAAGTGTTTTTAGATTATAAAGACGTTAACTTTGTTCAAACATTTAACCCAAACTCTTCTACAACAGGGGACCCTCGTTATTACGCTTTGTTTGATACGGATAACTTTGTGATAGGGCCTACGCCCAGTGCCTCGTCTAATGTAGAGTTGCATTATTACTACAGACCGACCAGTTTGACTGCCGGGTCTGATTCGGGAACTACTTGGCTTAGCACGAATGCACCAAGTGCCATGTTGTACGGTAGCTTGATGGAGGCTTATACTTTTATGAAGGGAGAGCCAGACGTTCTTCAGAACTATGCTCAACGGTTTACTGAAGCGGTGCAATCCCTTAAATTGTTTGGTGAGGCGAAAGAAGTTAGTGATTACTATAGAACGGGTCAGGTTGTTAGGGAGAAACAGTAATGTTAATGGAATTACCAAAAACGCCTATTGTAAATGTACACACAACACAGAACAGAGGATTTACCCCAGAAGAAGTCGCTAAAAGATGCGCCGACAAAATAGTAGAAGTAAGTGACAATGCCGCTCCTGAGATCAGAGATCAAGCTAGAGCGTTTAAAACACACTTAGAGAAACTTATAGCGTTTTATATGAAAGAAGCTATAAAATCAGACAGGACAACAGTTTACAATGCAATTAAAGATGCAGGTTATAATAAGCTTGCAGAACACATAAGGAGACTATAATGGCTATAACTCAGGCAATGTGTACCTCTTTTAAAAAAGAACTTTTAGAAGCAAAACACAATTTTTTACTTAGTGGGGGCAGTACATTTAATATTGCTTTGTACACTTCTAGTGCAACATTAAGTGCCGCTACAACTGCGTACACCACAAGTAATGAAGTATCTGGAACAAACTATTCAGCAAAGGGCGGGGAATTAACAAGAATTGATCCTTCTACATCAGGCACAACAGCCCTGACAGACTTTGCAGATGAAACATTTAGTTCGTCTACAATAACAGCTAGAGGGGCCTTAATATTTAACGATAGTGCATCAGGTGATCCTGCTGTTTGTGTATTAGACTTTGGAGCGGATAAATCCTCATCGTCAGGTGATTTTACGGTGGTGTTTCCGGCAGCAGACGCAAGTAACGCAATAATAAGGATAGCCTAATGGCATTAGTGATTGCAGATAGAGTAAGGGAAACTACCACTACCACGGGCACGGGGACTATAACCCTTGCAGGTGCTGTAAGTAATTTTGAAACTTTTACTGCAAATTTATCCAACTCAGATACAACATATTATTCTATAGTAGACAATACAAACGGAACGTTTGAGGTTGGTTTGGGTACGTTTACCTCTTCTGGAACAACCTTAGCAAGAACAACCGTTATAGCGAGCTCTAACAGTAATAGTGCTGTGAA